TTGATGACTTGGACGCCCATAGTTAGCAATTTTGGTAATGTTTCAGACAAATATGTAATAATCGTAGGAATTAGACCTACAACAGTTTCTACAACAGTTGGGATAGCCTGTGCGATACCAGTAATAATAGACATCATTACTTGAACGCCAAGTTCCAAAAGTGTAGGAAGCATTTCAGTGACTCGTGTTAGGACGGCATCAATCATCATACTGATACCTTCGCCCATCTTCTCTGCGCCACCGTCAAGGCCCTGGCCTAACATTTGAAGACCTTCACTTACCAGGGTTAGACCTGGAACAAGTTCTTCTAATAGACTCGCGGCAAGCATCTTCAACTCGGTCACAATAGGCTCTGCCAACTCGCCAAGAGCAGCCAAAGCCTCATTCATTCTACTCTGTGCTTCATTAGCACGTAATAGACCTGCGGCGTTCTCTTCATAAAGATCAGCAGCCTCGTCATAAAGACCGCTCAAAGTTCTTCTAATTAGTGCTTCTCGCTCCTGGGAAGTCACGCAAGCATCTAATTGCTCCTGGAACGCTTCTTCATTTACGCCAGCCCAGTTCAAAGCATCAGCCAGAGCGCCAGTCAATTGACCTGTTTTAGCGGTTTCGTTAGCGGCCTCGGTCAAACTCTCAATTGGCAAACTATCACCGAATGTAGCATAGACACCCTGACAAATGTTAGTCCATTCAGCCAGGTCCTGCTCGTTAGTTGTTAGTTGCGCCAAGTGGTTTGCTGCTTCAACAGCAACGTCAGTATCACCCAGGACGCGGTATAAATCGTTATAAGTTTCTTTGGCTTGTTCCGCAGAACTACCTACACTTTCAAAGGCGGTTTCAAGTTTCGCCATTGTGGTTCGGTATTCTTTCGTAGATTCAGCCAGTCCTACCAGTGCCGTAGCACCAGCCGCAACCGCAGTAGCAGTTGCCTTCATAGCGACAGCCGTAGTCTTGCCGATACCCTTCATTACAGTTCCGACGCCTTTACCTACGCTTGTCGCTACTTTTGAGAAGGATTGAACGGCCTTTTGGCCCGCTGCCAAACCCTTCTTCAATTTATCAATTTCAGCCGAAAGTATAACCTTCAACTCTTCATTCATTCTTCTTTGCCACCTCCTTGAAACGTTGGTTGTAAGAATTAGCAAATTGTTTGAAACGTAGAGCGGATAATTCAGCCTTTTTGGTTTTCTTCTTCTCTTCTACTTCCGTAGAACTGAAAAGATTAGGATAGACTTCGGCAATCTCCGGCATTTTATTACTGGAATTGTAGATACGAGCAATACTGCGGCCGATCAGATCAGCTAGGATATAATCACCACTGGCCTTCTCTCTGGCTTCGCGCACCATAACTCGCTTCTTACTTTCAATCAGTCGCTCCAATTCAGCGATAGTCATATTCCAGAAGTCAAACTCCGTAATTCCATAGTCCAGAGCCACTTCCAACCATTTATCAAAAAGCGATGTAAATAGCCTTGGTGGTGAACTTTTCTCGTTTAGTTCACCATTTAGACGTTTTTTTCGCCAATATCCTCACTTTTGATTAGTCCAGATACTTTATAGATTTCAATGATTACGGGAACAAAGTCAGTCATAGCGTGACCGTCATCTAAATAAGCATCAAAAATGTCGTAAGCCTCATTCAAAGTGATACCGTGATTGTATTGCTGTAAAGAAGCGTTCAACACCTGGACCATAGTGGTGATAGTTGGCATTGTGTCGCCATTACCGAAAATGGCTAATGGATTACAACCCAACTGCTTCTCCAACATCACGATATTTCTGGTGTTTAGGCGCAGTTTATAATCCTTATTACCCGCAGTAAAATCAACATATAACATAGTAAAATACCTCCATTTTTTAGTTCAGTTGGGGCAAGGGGAAAGGAGAAAACCCCTAACCCCAACGCCCTTATAAGGGATCAGGCCCAGATCATTTCAGAGTCGGGCTTGATAGCAAGAGTGTAAGTCAAAGCAGCATTGACACCAACGCTGTCTAACTTGACAGAGCAGGTTCCAGTGAAAGAACAATTAGTATCATCAGGAAGAGTAACCTTCCAAGACTGGGAACCTTCCAAAGCGGTCAATTCAACGAATTGAGCCTTCTCATATAGGAACTTGAAAGCCAGGCTATCGCCATAGTTCAAGATACCGTCAGTATACATATGAGCGGCATCGGCCAAAGTAGTGATTTCAATAGCCTCTGCTTCGCCGCCCAGATCAGGAATCTCCTGTAAGTTAGTCAATTCCTTCTCGCCGTGGAATAAAGAAATACCTTTACTAATAACTGCCATAGTAAATACCTCCATTAGTAGTTCTCCAAGGCCAGAGCCTCGTAAGTCATAATTTTTTGTATCATTGAAGAAGCATTATCGTATAACTCCAAAGAAGCAATTCTCTTGAAGCCAAGAGGACGCAATACTTCGTCAATTTCTAACGCATAGCGCTGAATTAGCGCAATGTCAGTCGCCCACACTTTCACTTGATATGTAATACGGCTATAACCAAGCGTATCTCCAAGAGAAGAAACGTAGTTATTCATTTCCATATAACTAATACAAGGAGTTTCGGTTTTTGAAGTTAGTGTCATCTCGTAGTGGGTGGGTAGCACTGTTTTGAGCGCACTAACAAGATCGTTATGATAATCAATCATTTCCGCTTCATAGCCTCCTTGATAATACGCAATATCTGTTCCCTATTCTCTTCAAGTGCGGGACGCATATATGGTTGGGGATGTTGGCCAGAGGTCTTATGCCACTCGCCTCGGTCATCCTTATACCACCAGGGAACGTCTGTTCGTCCGCCCTCTTCCGCAAATAAACCAGTTCCAAACTCTACATAAGGCGCATAATGAAGTGGAGTGTAGATAATACCTCTCACATTGTCGCCATCATGCTCTACCTTACTTGTAATGGATTGTCGTAGCGCTCCTGTGGCTTTTGGAGCCTTCTGCTTTGCGGACCGTTCTACCAACGCGCAAGCCTTACCAAGAACCTCTTCAAGATCGTCAATGTCGCCAAGTTTCTCCAAGGCTTCACAAATCTCTTCTACGCCTTCAACCTTTACGCTCATACACGCTTCAAATACACCTGAGTGTATCTTCCTCTTGGATTGATATATTGGACTTTCAACTTCTCTTCGCCGTATTGAATAACATATTTGTCATTTACGGACTTATCCATTGTTAGTCCTACGTAATTACAATCTTGGTAGTTGATATTGTCTTGAACGCTTTGAGAACTAATATTTACGGCCATTTTGATAGTGCCTTGTGGCTCTGCGGAAATGACAGGCTGGCCGTATCCATTGTCATCTCCAAGAGTGAAGTAAGAGTAAGTTCTCATATCGGTGCTAATCATTAGACCACCTTGATCTTTCTCTTACGGTTCAATGCTCTTTGAATCTCGGCGGGATATCCGTCAATGTAAGTTTCAGAGACACCGCTATATGACTGACTTGCTAAACCTTCCGCATTTAGTCTATTCAGTTTGATTTTAGCGATCTCGTAGGCCACTAATTCCAACTCTGTATCAACTGGTCTGCGGCAATATGCCTCAACTTCTGCCAAAGCCAGTTTCAAGCAAAGTCCAATCTGGGCGTCTGTGAAATTACCTGCGGCCTCGCCAAGTAAAATCTTGATCTCTTCAATCATTGTAGATACCTCCAATCAAAAAAATGGGGACGGGATGTAAGTCCCATCCCCAGGAAAGAAATATCTAATTAGCCGCCGATAGCGATCTTGACAATCTTGGTAGCGTCAGTCAAAGCGACAACAGCAACCTTACGAACCCAGTAAGAGTTGTTACGCTTGTCAGCATCACGCTCATACTCGGTCTCGGTGTCCTTCTTGATGAAGACAGTGACAGCGTCCTTGGTAGCCAAGTAGCCCTTATTAGCAGGAACAGCCTTGGAAACGATGACAGGAACACCTGCGACGTTACCAATGTAGCCAGTGCGAACGAAAGCCTCGCTGTAAGACAGGTCATCCTTCAAAGCCTTGCGGAAAGCAGCCTTGTCAGCAGGAGAGATCAGTAAGAACAGGCCGTCCTCGTTCTCCAAGTTCATTTCAGCGATAGCGTCAACAACAGCGTCAAAAGACCAAGCAGCGGCAGGAGCCTCCAAAGTAGCCTTATCCATCTCTGCGATAGCCATCTCGGTGAACTTATTTACCATATTGTCAGCGCTGTGCTGTAAGCCAGTATCAACAACCATTGGGTCAGTCATCTCTTCCTCGTCATAGAAAGCGAACTTACCCTGGTAGGTCTTTACTTCATACTCGGCTTCGGTCTTCTGGACTTCCAGAGAAGTAGAGTTGCCTTCGCCCATAGCCAAATCTTCAACAGCGCCAGTAGAAGTGTAAGTGATAACTTTCTTCTTCATACCAGCCTGCTCGGCCAAGGAATTGTCAATAGTCATGTAGTTGTTTAGGTTGACCTGGGTAGCCAGGATATCATTGATTCTGTTAGACAGAACAACATTCTCATAAATCTGATGTGCCATAATGAAATACCTCCATTAGAAATTAGTTATATAAGTTGTTATACAACTCGGGATTAGTCTTTTTTAGGTTCTGTAATTCGGCAAGGGTCATCTTCTTTGCGCTATCCTTGGTGATCTCTGCGGGGCTTCCTCCGTTGCCCTTTGGAGCGCTACCTGCTAAACGCTTTTCAACCTCTGCGCGAACCGCAGCCTTGAATAATTTATCCAACTTATCAATGTTGGATTGAGAAGCCTCAATGTCGTCATTGATTGCGATAATGTCAGCAAACTCTGCGGATAAGCCACGAGAACTCAACACGCTCTTCAATTCACTACGATTTCGCTCAATCTGGAACTGAGCCAACTGCTCTTCCAGTTCAGCAATTCTATTATCTTTTTCAGCCTTGGCTCTTTCGTCGCCATCCAACTTGGATAAAGACAACTGCTTCTCATACTTCTTCTGCTGTGTTTTCAGAGCCGCAGTGACTCTCTTATCAGTTTCACTTTGAAGAAGTGCCAGGACTTCCTCTTGTGTATAGGTTTTTACTTCTTCGGCGGGAGTGCCCTCTGCGCCAGTTTCAACAACGTTGTTATTCATTTCTTCTGCCATAATTACCTCCAAGTTCCGGTGTTAGCATCGGCTAACCCAGCCCTTATAAAATATTTAGTTGTTCTTTTACGTCTGCCCCTATAAAAAGACACATATTAGTCAATTTCAACAACAGGGATGATACAGCACTTACAGTTAGGGTGGAAAGGGGGAGCATTGCGGCCAGGAGCCATTTGAGAGTAGAGGAATCTCTTGCCGTTCATCTTGTGGCAATCTACACTATGGTTTCCGCAGGAATCGTCATCATTCCCGAGGATTTCATATTCGGTCAGGCCGTAATCTATATATCTCTGTTTTGCTGCTTGCGTCTGGATGTGGCTCATTTCAGTTCTGATCAAAGTGTCAGCCCTGGAATAACTCACTCCAAAACGCTCCTGTAATGTCTTACGTAATTCAGTTGGCTTTTTGCCCGATACAACGCACTCAACCAAGCCTTCGTTGAGTGTTTCGCGGAGCCGTTCTACGTTCTCCCAGATACGTTGGCTCCAACTTTTGCCGTCCGCGCACCAGATTTCATTTATCATTTGGTGGGCCGCCTCCACGCTTATAGTCGTGAAGGCGTCTGAACCTGGAATGGCAAAAGAGTAATAAACCTCAAAGAAATTGACTTCAAACTGCTTACCGAGAAGCGCGCCCTGGCGATCTCCTAACGCTTGAAGTTCTCTTTGTAATTGACCTTGAAGTTTCCAATACTTATCTAACTTATATAGGTCAGCGGGCGTGGGCTTCCTGCCCTCACCAATATCTAAGAGTAGTTTATTGTAGGTCTGTTCAAACTCGTCCAAAACACTTTCCATAGTTCTACGATAATACTTCTTCAACTGCGCTTCGGTCTTCTTGACGTTCTTCGCGGTCAAGGCTTCTTGCGCTTTTGCCTGGCGTTCAGCCCAATAACTCATTCAACTTCCTCTTGGTCTTCGTCAGTAGTTCCAAAAGAGCCAAGGCCGTATAGTTCCATGTTAGCGGCCTTCTGCTCCTGGACCAGTTCTAACTCCGCATTTACATCAGGGATAAAGTCTAACTGGCTTAGCAAGGTAGCATCAGAGACAGTTCCCTTCAAGGAGTTGATTAGGTTGATAGTAGAAGTAATATCCTCTGGAATATTGCGCTTGAAGTCAATATTGATATCTCTAAACACGGCCTCACCTAACTTCAAAGAGGCGATACCGCAGATAATCTCAATACGACGTTGTAAAGCCTTCTTCATTTCTGCTTCAATCTTACCTGCGCGGGTCTCCATACCAGTCAAGCGATACTTGATAGCAATTCCAGAAGAGACACCACCAACAAAGGTTTCAGCAGAGAAGTCAGGACATTGAGCGATACGATAAATACTATCGTGAATACGCTTCAAAATATTTTCAACCTGGGCGTCTTGTGCGGCCTTGGTTAGCCAGTGCGCTTGTGCGCCTTCTGGAAGCACCAGGACGCGGTTCTGCTTCATCATAGCAATATCGTCTTCTTCTGCGTCAACGCCCTCTAAAACCAAGTAAGCGTCGCAGAAAGCACTGTAATCGTCGATCTCTGCGCTCAACAATTCATTAGCGCTGTCCTGTAAGTTCATAATACAGTCAAAAATACTCTTCTCGTCTGGTAGATAGAAGATATTAGCGGGACACTGGGAGAAGTAATGGAACTCTTCATTTACGAAAGTCAAAGCGCCATTCTTTCCACTCATTGAGTAATGCTTGACCTTATGGGTCTCATATACATCAACGTTATATAAATCGTTATCGTCCCAATCAGAGACCTTATACATTCTAACGAAATACATTAGGTCTCCGCTCAAACTGTCATCAAATACACCAAAGCACTGACGAGGGTCAATTGTGCGGAAGCGGGTCTGGCTCATCTGGTCCAGATACATCAACTCCGCAGCGACACCAAAGATTAGAGCGTTCAATAAGAACTCGGCATCCTCGGCCTGGTGATCGTTATAACGTAGAATATCCATAATATCTTCAATATCCATATCACTGGTGTAAGAAATACAGCCAGGAGTAGCCAGATATCCACAATAACTATCCACAATGTTCTTACAATAGTTGATAACAGTCTTATTACAAGGCTTGCTTGGGTCAGCGTAAGCCTTATTCAAAATGGCTTGGAAGCCATCATAATAATTTTTATATTTATTCAGTCTTGGCTCAACGTTTAGGTGGAAGCGACTAATCATCTTCCCCAAAAGGTCAGTAGTCAATTCTGTGTTCTTATTTAGGTAAAACAATTCAATCTAACCTCCAATCAACCACAAATATCAGGGTAGTCTTCAATCTTGCGGAACATATAGCCTCTTGTGGTATAAATCTCATCACTTACATATTCATTGTAGTAATATGAAGGAACATAAACCCAAGCAATATCAATATTGTTTAGAAATTGGCTTGGTAGCGTAGGTAGGTCTACTTTTTGTTGCGTCCGCACGATCAGGTGAGTAAGTTTAGAACAACCTTCCAAAGTAGGCAGATATGAGTCATAAGTTGGGTCAGTAGCGTAAGTAGTAATATAGCCTAAATCAAGTTTCACTAAATTAGAACAATTCATAAAAGCCCGACCGTAGATCGTAGTCACCGCAGGAATACTTACATCAGTTAGGCTCGTACAACCATTGAACGCACCGCCCCAAATTGTTTTGACTTTTGGAAAATTAGCACTGACTAATTTAGAACAATTGTAGAAAGCATTTCTCTCAATTTCAGTCGCCATCAATCCAGTAGCCATAGTAACAGGTTGGTTCATCATAAATTGAGATGGAACTTCTTCTGCGGTCTCACTATAAAACTCACCAGTGTAAGTGCGATTGATTAGATCATCAAAGATATAATCGCCAGAAGAAGCAGTAGGAATTGTCTTGATTGCGTCAGCCATCTCTTTGGGCTTATATGTATCAGTTGAACCGCTCTTGGCACGAATGGCAGTAGCGATATCAGTCAAATATTGTTCTTCAATAAGCACATTAGCCATTAGTATTCAACCTCCTCACTGGAAGGAACGCTGCCACCACTTGCGGCAATCTGTTCTAATACCCAGGCTTCAATCCCCATTCTCTGCTCCAATACGTAAGCCTCAACCTGCGCTTTGGTGTAATAGTTAGTAAGATCAACAGTTCCTGCGTCAGCAATCTTGGCGTCTACTTCTTTCTTGGTGTAGTAGTCGCTCAAATCAACAGTAGTTCCAGAGCCACCGCCTTCAATTCCCGCAATCAGTTCCTCAACATCAGCGTAAGTAGCATATTCGTCACAAACTCTAATAACGCCGCCATCACTAATCAAAGTCAAATTATCAATTGGGATAGCGCCCGCATCAATAGGCTCATATACGTTCATAAGAGCAGTGCTAAAAGAAACGCTCTCAACAATTCCGTCAGTCCAGATAGAAGTATCAATAACTTCCAAAGCCATCATTACGCCCATTGGATATGAGATAAATGCCATTCTGGTGAAGTAGTTATTACTTGGGGCGTCATGCCAGGAGTAGTTGTAAGGAATCTTATCAATGGTAATCAGTTCACCATTGATAGCCAAATCAACTTTATAGAACTCATTGTAGGTCAGCGCGGCAGAGTAAGAAGTAATTATATATTGATTACTTGAATTGAGAGCAGCATAATCGGGAGTATATTTTCCAATGAACTCTCCACCCTCGTGGCCGATTACTTTACCGCCAAAAGTAGTAGAAATATGTCCGTTCTTATATTCAATAGTCACGCCGTCGGCTAACTCATTTACATAAGTCTTGGTTGCGAAAGCAGACAAATCAACGCCACTACCATCACCAGAGCCGCCTAACTGCGCCTGGGCGATTGCGGCAGACACATCATCAAAGGTAGTATAGTTAGTTAGATCAACGTCAGCCTCAACGTTAGCGACTGCGTTATTGACGTAAGATTTAGTTGCGTAAGAACTCAAATCAACGCTACCACCACCGCCATTCTGTTTTACGTAATCCTGGACGTAAGTTTCAGTAGCATAGCCAGTCAAATCTACGCTAACGTTCTTCAACTTTTCGTCAGTCTGCTCTTTTGTGTAGTAATCTGCTAACTCTGCTTCAATCTTTGTAGCGACATATTCAGTCGTTACTCCGTGAGAGTTCTCTAATTTTGTCATTCTGTCAGATAGAGCCTCAACCTCTTCGGCAGAAGGAATATCATCCAGATATAAATTACCGTTGCTATCGTAGATTACGCCAGGACGGCCCTGGGGACCTCTGGGACCAGTAGCACCAGATAAATCAGCAGAAGAAGTTCCGCTATCACTGGTGACAGTCAAAACACTACCATTCCAGTAGTGAGTAATAGTTCCAGCCATTAGCGCACCTCCTCAACTTCAATATAATTATCAATGTTATCGTTAGCGCCGATAAATAAAGTTCTTGCGTATAAATGCTCTTGGACTTCGTTGCCGTCAGCATCCATCACATAACGAGGCTCTTTCCAGTCAAAGACATAGCCTTCATCAGCGTCATAACGAACTAATGTAAAATTAGTAGTTTTCATATGTCAGGTTCCCTCCTCGTTATACTTTGGTTACAGTCCAACCACGTGCGGTCGCTACTGCGATTTCTTCTCCGGTCAAATCTGCGATACGCTCACCTGTCATTGCGTAATTACTAACCAGAGCGTTAGCATTTAGTTTGATAGTATTACCAGAGCCACCAGTTACGTCAGGTAGAGTAGCGAACATTCTCTTGACCGCAGTTCTACCGAAAGTATTCCAATCATTTAGATACGCATAACCATTACCAGTGCCGTTATCAATTTGACTGTCTCCAAAGTAGGTTTCCCATTTAGCCCAACTATCAATTCTGTCATCGGGAGTGTAAGTAGAAGAACAATACTTGATGAAATTATTATTAGCAGTGGTTGTCAAATAACCAACCGAAGTCAAATCAATAGTTTGATTACTAATGTTATGAACGTATGGACTTCCATCCTCTTGTAATGCGAAAGTAATTTTCTTCAAGCGACAGCAGTTACTGAACGTATTATAGAAAGCATTATAGGTCCAGGTAGCATTTACAGGGAGACGAATACCCTCAACCTTTTCAAGTGCGTAGCAATTCTGAAAAGCACAATATACAGTAGCAATACTATATGAGCCTACTGGGTTCATATGTGAGAAGAACCAAGTTGGAAGGTTGCGTAAATTATAACAATGACAAAGCATACTTCCTGTGTCGCCCGAATAACTAGTTGTAGCGCCATCAATCGCGCTCCAATCCCAAGTATCAATAAGGTCATCTGGGATAGTAGTCAATTGATAACAAGCATCAAACATACCCTTTATAGCGCTGGGTTTTGTTGTCATTATTTTAGGAACATTTATCAACGCCTTACAGTTCATAAACATATAGTTCATATCCCAAGAAAGATAAGACGCAGTTGGAATTCTCATATTCAAAGTAAATGGAATACTGGTTAGTGTATCGGAACCGGAAAACATATTTGTGGTAGCGCCTATCCCATTAGTTGTAATCTTGTCACCATACTCTTCAATGAACCAATTCCAACTATTTTGAGCGAAACGATACTGACAATTGCCGGTAATAACTAACGCTTCTTCTGGAACGTGTAATCCATTACAATCTCCATCACCGCCAGAAACAATTCCCTTGATTTCAGCGGGCATACTGCCAGGAGCAATCAAATCAGTAGAGCCAGTCTTCTCACGGA